GCTGAAGAAGGTCAACATGATGATCTAGTGATGACCCTTGTATTGTTTGCTTGGCTAGTAAGACAAGATTATTTTAAAGAATTAACTAATGTTGACATTAGGCAAAAGCTATTCGAAGAAAGAATGAAGGAAGTTGAGAATAATTTACTTCCATTTGGTATAGTAGATGATGGCCACGAGGAATTAATAGTAGATAACACTGGACAGCTTTGGGATCCTGAAGTTGTTCATAATGGTGGCTGGTTTGATCCTGGAAACAAGATGTAATTCGTGATTTTGCCTTTTTTATAAATAATGCATAATACCTTAATCCTAGTATAAGGAGAATTACGATGGCATTTCAGGTTTCACCAGGTATTAATGTCAGTGAGATAGATCTCACCGCCGTTGTACCTTCAGTTGCAACTACATCTGGTGGCTTTGTCGGTAACTTTCGCTGGGGTCCTGTTGAGCAAGTGGTACTTGTCACTTCCGAAGACAGACTAGTCGAAAACTTCCGTGCACCTGTTGCTGATCATGCTAACAACGCTGCTGACTTTATGGTTGCAGCAAACTTCTTAGCATACAGCAACCAGCTAAACACAGTCCGTGTAGTTGACACAACGACAGCACTTAACGCTGTTGCAAATACAGATGGCACATCACTAGCTAACACTTCACTCCTCGTTAAGAACGATGATGACTATGAAGATAACTACGGTGGTGGTCAAACAAGGGCAGGTATCTTCTATGCAAGATATCCAGGCGCACTTGGTAACTCATTAAAAGTTTCAGTTTGTGCTTCACCAGAAGCATTTGAGCAGGCTCTTACAGCAAATGTGTCAATCACTAAAGGCACAACATCAATGACAGTACATAGCAACCCAAGTCTTGCTAATACAGTTATTGCTGGTGACCTTCTATTGATTGGTCCAGATAAGCAAGAAAGAAAAGTTGCAGCAGTAGGTGCTAATACAATTACTCTTACAACTGCTTACACTGGTAACACAATCACAGCTGCTCCAGGTAACTTAACACGTCGTTGGGAGTTCTTCCGTAGCTTTGATCGTACAGTTGGTACATCATCTTATGCAAATAACGTAAGTGGTACTAACGATGAAATTCATCTTGTAATTTCAGACGAAGGTGGAGAGATCACAGGAAATGCAGGCCAGATCCTTGAAATCTATCCTAACCTTTCAAAAGCTAAAGATGCAAAATCACCACAAGGTGAAGTGATCTACTATAAAGATTACATCAACACAAGATCAAATTGGGTCTTCTGGAACAAGCATGAAGCTACAATCACCAATGCTGGATCAGCTGCAAAGAATACAACTTTCGGTAATCCATCACTTCCAATCAACGGTTTCTTTGTAAACGGTGCTGATGGAGATACAGCTAGAGATGCTGACTTCATTACAGGCTACAATAAGTTCCGCAATAAAGAATCAATTGATTTATCATTGATGATTGCAGGTGGAGCAAACGCAACAAGAATTACACATCTCATTAACGAAATTGCTGAGGTTCGTAAAGACTGTATTGTTTGTCTTTCACCAGAAAAAGCTGATGTTGTTAACAACGCACGCTACGATGGATCAGAGTTGGATGACATTGTTGCATTCAGAAACACTCTTCCTTCATCATCATTTGCAGTAATGGATTCTGGTTACAAGTATCAGTATGATCGTTATAACGATGTATACAGATATGTACCACTTAACGGTGATACAGCTGGTCTTATGGTAAGAACAGATAATGTTCGTGATCCATGGTATTCACCAGCAGGTTTCAATCGTGGTAATATCAAGAATTCAATCAAACTTGCATACAGCCCACGTAAAGCTGAAAGAGATGTTCTTTACCAGAATGGTGTTAACCCAGTTGTTAGCTTCCCTGGTCAAGGTACAGTTCTCTTCGGTGATAAGACAATGCAAGGCACACCAAGCGCATTTGATAGAATCAATGTTCGTAGATTGTTCATTGTTCTTGAGAAAGCAATTGAAGCTGCCTCACAGACAACATTGTTTGAGTTCAATGACGAGATTACAAGAGCACAGTTCAGGAATTTGGTAGAACCATTCTTGAGAGATGTTCAATCACGTCGTGGTATCACAGACTTCCGTGTGATTTGTGACGATACTAACAATACTCCTGAGATCATTGATCGCAATGAGTTTGTTGGTGATATCTTCGTCAAGCCAAGTCGCTCTATCAACTACATCCAACTCAACTTTGTTGCAGTTAGATCTGGTGTAGAGTTCACTGAAGTCGTTGGTGCAGTATAAATAGAGGAGAAGGAGAAGTACTATGGCGTTTAATGTCGATAATCTAAAAGGTGCTCTCAAGTTCGGTGGAACAAGATCCTCCCTATTTGAAGTCTACTTGTCTGTACCACAGTATCTAACACAGGTCTCAGAACTTGGTCGTTTCCTAGTGAGAGCAGCAGAAATTCCTGCTGCCTCAGTAGGGGTAGTTGACGTAACCTACTTTGGTCGTGCTACTAGATTTGCTGGTAACAGAACATTTGCAGACTGGACTGTAACGGTTCTTAACGATGAAGACTTTGAGATTAGAGATGCTCTTGAAGCATGGTCTAACTCAATCAATTCTTTCTCTGGTAACAGAAGAGCTCCAGGTGTCCCAGACAACGGAGCAGGTTCATATAAGACATCAGCTATTGTGAACCAGCTAGGTAAAGATGGTAGTCTTCTAAGACAGTATGAGTTCCAGGGAATCTTCCCAACTGAAGTAGCTGCAATCGGTCTCGATTGGGGTACAGAGGGAATCCAGGAATTTACAACCACGTTCACTTATGATCAGTGGGTTGTTATTCCACAGAACTCAGCAGCTCAGACTACTCTTGGCGCACAACAGTTTTAATTAACTGGTTAACTTAAAGAGAGGGGCTACATAAATAAAGACGTAGTCCCTCTATCTTTAAGGTATATAATATGGCAGTCAATCTTTTTGGATTCAGAATTGGTCGTCCCGAAGAGGAAGAAAAGCAACAGGAACAGATTAAATCCTTTGCCCCTCCTGCTTTAGAAGACGGTTCAATGGAAATTGCACCAGGTGGTGTTTACGGTACTTATGTTGATCTCGAAGGGACAGCGAAGACCGAGGGTGAACTAGTCACTCGTTATAGAGAAATGTCTCTCCAACCAGAATGTGATTCAGCTATTGACGATGTTGTCAATGAAGCTATCGTATCAGACGAAAAAGAAGATCCAGTTGAAATCAACTTAGATGATCTTGAATATTCAGAATCACTTAAAAATAAAATTAGAGAAGAATTTGAAGAGATTCTTCAACTCCTAGATTTCAATAACAATTGTTACGACCTGTTCCGCAAGTGGTATATT